TGTCGCTGGCGACTTCGATGGTGATGGCGCGGTTGTCGTTCTCACGGCTGGAAGTGCACCAGGAGCGATCCGCCTCATCGACGGACAGACCGATGGAGCCATCTTTGCCGACGATGTAGTTGGCGCTGCACTCGCGGTCAGTGGTGGCAAAAAAAATCGCAGCCCTGCTTCGCCGTCCACTGGCCCACGATGCAGTGGATCGTAATGGTGTCGATGGCGTGGTTGCGGGGGCTGGTCTTGTTCTTGGTGATGTTGGTGTACGTTACCAGAGGGCTGTTGCTCATGGTGATCTCCTCCTTCTCTGGGGTTGCTGTAGTGTTTGCGTAGGCGTCATAGTATGCCTGGCCGAAGCCGGCCCGCTTTACCTTGACGGCGTTGCTCATGTCGGCCGGGCGCTCGTACTTGGTCAGCACGATGTCGGACGCCTCCTTCACGGTCCGGGCTGTCCGGAGTACCTGGAAGACGGCCACGTGGCCCTTCAGCTCCTGGAACATGAAGTCGAGCTGCATCATCAGGTCGCCGATGGACGCGCCGGTCTTCCGGGCGTAGTTGAGCATGGCCTCCTTGCGGCTCCAGTATGTCCACTGCGCGAGGCCGTAGCCGGCGCTGTCGTGGACGAAGTTGGAATAGCTCCCGGAGTCCACGGCGGCCGTGTATTCGGCGTCCGTGAGGCCCAGGCGCTTTTCGTAGGTGTTCTGGAGGTTTATCGGATTGAGCCCGCTCTCGGCGTAGAGGTTGCCCATCAGCCCGGCCACACCGGCCGGGCTGAAACCTTTGCAGCAGAAGTAGTTCCAGATGGTCCTCTCGGTGGAGGACCCTGTCGCCTTCACGGCTTACTCCTTGCCGGGGCCGGTGTTAGCGTCGCCCTCTGCCTTCTGTTTCAGGATGTCGATGGCCTTCGCCACGACGGCAGGGATAGGCACTCCCATCAGTCCGGCGTTCTCGATAATGCTGATCGTCTCGTTGGCGATGAAGGCGATGATCGCCGTGTCTCTGATGAATGTGGAGCCCGTGACCAGATCGAGGCGGCAGGCTACCAGCACCACCAGGAGAGTCGTGCCCTTACGGCAGAGACCCTTCCAGCCGGCGCGACTCTCCAGGGCGCCGGCTGTGGACTTCTGGGATCTGTGAAACACGCCGGCAACGATGAGGCCGGTGATGTAGTCCACGCCCATGAAGATCAGGAGCGTGGTCAGAGCTGCGTCCCAGCCTCCGAAAAGGCTGGCGATGAAGCCGCCCACGACTCCCACTGTTGTGCAAATTCCAGTTTTCATGTTGTGTACCTTCCTTCTTTTTATTTACTTAGAATTATGCCCCCACGAATATCTCCGTGGGGGCATTGTGGGCTTTACTCAGTGACGAGCTCTGCCAGTTCCAGGTCGATCAGCATCTCCTTGACCTGGGGCTTGATCAGGTCAGGGACGCTGTCGTAGGTACGTTTGCCCTTGACGATCAGGGCGACGTAGATGACTGCCATGTTGTTCACCTCCTTTCTGAGCCAGGATCTGAAGCGCCGGATCATCTTACTCCTCCAGGAGCGCGCGGACTTCGTCGCGCAGATTTTCAGGCACGTCGTTGATGGTTTTGAGCCCCTTCTTGATGAGGGCTGCGTAAACTTTAGCCATAGTTATTTACCTCCGATAATCATTTCATAGACCTCAGCCAGAGCGAGCTGAAGGTCGGTGATGCTGTTGGCGTTGGTGGCCAGAGCAGCTGCGGCGAGTTCCTTCTGCTTTTCCTCAGCCGTCTTCTCGGCCAGGATAAACCAGTAGCTCTTGCCGACCTTGCTGATCTGGACCAGCTTCATGTCCTGATAGGTCTGGGTGCCGTCAGGCCCCTCGATGGTCACGCTGGAGAGCTTACCGGCGAAGGTGGCCTCGGTGACGACGGCGGAGCTGATGTAGTTGTTCCCGTTGAGGTCGAGGCCGTCGAGGGATGTGCCATCAGCCAGTGTAATCTTCCATGTCCTTTTTTCCATTTTGGTCTCCTTCCGAACAGCTCATAGTAGAGGCTGCTCATGTTATAAACTTGATCATGCGACATATACTTCCAGTGACTTCCCAGCCAGGACTTGAAGGCGTTCTCGACCGTCGCGTAGTCGATGCGGCCGCTACCGAGCAGGCGCTTGTAGGCCTTCAGCTTGCGCCGCTCCCTTGTGATGTTCTTCGGGCTGATCTTCCGGATAACTCTGCCGGTCTCCGTTAAGGAGTAGCACACCTGCAGGTGCCGGAACTCCGAGGACAATTTCACGATCCTGGTTTTCTTGCGGTTAATTATCAGCCCATACTCTTTCGCCTCCTTTTCCAGACCGTCCAGAAGTTCCAGCAGCTCCTCCCGGGTCCGGGCGATTGCGTAGGAGTCATCGGTATAACGGCCGTATCCTTTGACCGCCTTGACGATCTTGGCATAATTGTCCAGCCGGTAGGGGTAGACGATGCCGATGTTCTGCGAAGGCTGGGAGCCGATGTCCACACCCTTCCGGAGCATTTTCTCGCCGGTCAGGAGCGCTGGATCCACGCCGTAGTTCAGCATCGGGTCGATTTTTCCGGCCATCATCGCCTCGATCTCCTTGTCAGTGAAGCGAGAGACGTCCTGCTCGAAGGTCTTGAAGATGAGCGGCAGCAGCATCTCAGTGATGGCCAGCGTCTCCGGATCTTCGACTTCGCGCTCCAGGAACGTCTGGAGCACCTCCAGGCACTTGTCGTGCGGGATGTTGGCATAATAGCCGGAGAAGTCCACCAGAAGGATGTATCCCTCGTTGGTGCCGTTTTGCATGAAATACTGATGCAGTCGAGCTTCGAAGCGGCGACGATGGAAAGCCACGCCCTTGCCCTTCTGTGAGGCGCCGTTGTCATAGATCAGGTACTTGCTGATGGACGGCGTCAGCACCTCGTCGCAGAGCAGATGGTTGACCGTCTTGTCCACCATCGTGTTACTGGTTATGTAGCGCGGATGCCCGCGCTCGTTGATCGGGAACTTGTTGCCTGGATCCGGCTTGTAGTTGCCGGTGATAAAGTCCTGCCGGATGTGGGCAGTGGTCAGCAGGTGGTTCATCTCGAACAGCTGGGTGCTGTGCTTGAACTTGCTGCTTTGCATCGCCTTGGTCCCGGCGTCATAAATGTTATTAGCATCAAAATATACAGTCATATAAAAACCACGCGATAGCCCCATCGGTCGTGACCGGGAGCGTCCTGGTTAGCATTTACCAGCTTCCGCTGGAAGGATGACCTCTCCTTTCCCATTGCTGCACGCGGGAACTTGCCCGATGACTTTGTGCAGTTGTGAAATCCGGGCGGACGCCGATGGAGTTCGAGGCGTTCCAGTTGTTGGCATTACCGTTGTTGTTGACATTGCAGAAATTCGTCGCCGACTGGACGGTCCGTACAGAGGACACCCTATATTCTTAGTCTTTCAGATGCTTCAGGAAACGGTTGTCAGACTGCCGCAGTGCCTTGATCATGTTGAACAGGGCCTCGACTTCCAGCACGATGTCCATATACTTGTTCTTGTCTGCCGACAGCGACTCGGCGATGTACTGGAGCTCGTCCTGGAGCTTGTTGCAGCACTTCAGCGCCTGATTTAGCTCGCCGCGCCTGTCCTTATACTCGAAGTGGTAGGTCGGCCAGATGGTATTGGCGCCTCTGAGATGCTGCGCGATGTCGCAGCAGAGGTCGTCCACCCGGTCGCGGTGGCGCTTGATAAACCAGCAGGCGAAGTCTTCCTCCAGGTTGCGGATGGCCTGGGCGGCCTCCGCCCTATGCTCAGGGTCCTGAATGTGTTGCGTCTGCTTCCGGACGGCTTCCTCCAGCTTTTTCTCGCTGTAGGCGAAGCTGGCCAGGAGCTCCACCGCGATCTTCCTGCGGATCTCCAGCGCCTTGTGGTGCGCTTCCAGGTTGGAATATGCTCTTTTACTTTTGGGGATGTCTGACACGCTATCTTATCTCCTTGATTAGATTTACCCGGCCCACGAGGGGCCGGGATTTTTGATCAATAGATCAGGAAAGCCGGGCGGACGCCGAGGGAGTTCGAGGCGGCCCAGCGGTCGGCAGCACCGTCGCTGGCGACAGCGCAGAAAAGCGTCGCCGACCGGACGTCTCTCAGCCACCAGTTCTCTCTGTTCGTGATCAGATCCGGGCGTGCCTGGAACAGAGCCAGCTGGCTCTTGTCTGCCCCGACGTCGTAGCCGTTCTGCGCTCCGCCGCCCCATGCGTAGGAGCCGTAGACCATGTGCTCGTTCATCAGGTCAATCTGGCTGTCGTACCATGCCCAGCCGGAGCTGGCGCCATTGCTGACAGCGTTGGACAAGAGGATCCTGTGAGTCAGGATGTGGTCTGCGCCGAAGTCAGCCTTGACAGTGGCCAGAGCGTTGGCCAGGCCGGAGGTCTTCATCTTGCTGCCGTAGTAGGAGCCGGTCGTGACGTTAGTGTCATTCATCACGCCGTTATAGAAGGGCTTGTCGGGGATGACCAGCATGTGATGGGTAGTCAGCTCGGTGTCGCCGCAGTGCAGACGGTAGTCAGCATGGGCGGCCCAGTATTTGCGGCCGTTGATGGTCCAGTAGCCGCCGGTGCGGGCCTTCTCAAACTTGCCGGCACGGATGTCAGCGGACTGCTCAGCGGTGAAGCTGACGCCGAGATCGTGCTCATAGATGAAGGAGTTGGCTCTGGACGCACCGGTCTGGCCGAGCATTGTGGTCAGCTCCTTCAGGGCTTTGATGTCTTGGGCGTTGGTGCCTACCAGGCCGAAGACTTCGTTGATGGCGGCGATCAGGCTGGTCTTGTCCTCAGTCTCCAGCGTGTCCAGGTCTCCGTTGATGAAGGCCTTGATGGCGCTGATAGGGATCCTCTTGACGCCTGTGCCGTCTGCGAGTCGTACCAGGAGAACGTCCTCCCCGCTGGCTACGGCAGCCAGCGCGTCGTACTCTGTGAAGCGTTTGCCGTTTGTTACGTCAATCTGCATAATGTTCCTCCTTATGCGGTTTTATATTTCCAGTCGCCGATGATCGCGTTGCCATCGTCGTCCAGGATCGGGTTGCCGTCATCGTCAACGACGTGAGTGAACAGATCGTTGTGGATGATCATGTATTCCAGAGCGGTCAGGCGCTCGTCCAGATCGCTCGTCTTGTTGATGAGCCTGCCGGCGACGTCCTCATCCAGAAGGCCCTGCACGGTGGCAAACCACTCGTTGAAAGCGTTCTGGCTGGTGCGCTGGAACTCTTTCATGGCCTCCGTGATGGTGGTCAGGTCTGTGTTGCCCTTGGCCTCCAGCGCCTCGATGTATTCGTCGATGGCAGCCGTGAAGCCGTCATAGGCTGCCTTGGCCATCTGCTCGAACTGGGAGTAGCTGGCGTTGGACTTGGCCACAAACTCAGCATAGAAGGCATTGAACTGGTCATAGAAGGCCTCGGTGTCGATGCTGTCGATGAACTGGGTGATGTAGCCGCAGACTGCGCTGTTGGGGCGGGTGTCGCTGATGGAGCTCTGAGTGATGACGGTCTGGTTGGCGCTGACCGTTACGTTTGCCAGGCCCAGCTCGTAGTAGTCGCCGCTGACGGGCTGGATGAGCTCCGGAGCCTGGGGCGTTGCCGCTGCCGTGCCGGTCTTCACGATGATCTCGCAGAGGCGCTCCAGGTAGTTGCAGCGCAGCACGACACGGTCGATGCGGCTGTAGCTCGTTGGAGCTGCGGCCAGCTGGAAAGTGGCGGGAGCGGGATCATAGGCGAAGGCGCCGTTGATCAGGCCGAAGCCAGGGCGGACCGTGACGCTCAGGCCAGTGTCGCCTGCCAGCACTTTGAAGCAGTCGGCAGGCTTGGCCAGCACGCCATTGGTCAGCAGTTTGGAAAAGAGCAGGCGGAACAGTTCCGACGTCTCTGCTCTGTCAAAAATAGGCATACCCTCGGAGTCCACGCCTGTGATCTCAGAGTCAAAATAGCCGTATCTCATGGCCATGTTAAGATACCTCCCTTTGAATAATTTTCGTGATGCTGGTCATCTGGTCGTTGCCGAAGACGACGGAGAGGGTCTGCTTGCTGCCCTCGTAGACCTCCTGGATCTCAGTGATCCGCTTGGTGGTCTCGATGCCGACGTCTGTGTAGCGGTAGGTGCAGAGATCGCCCAGGTCGAAGTCCACGCCATAGGTCAGGTTGGTGTTGGGATCCACGTCACTGTTGACGGTCTCGATCTTCTGATACTCGGCCAGCTTCTCCAGGCCGCGCTGGTAAAGCAGCGCCCGGTACTGGTCAGCCGTGTATGTGTGCTCGGTGCCGTCCTCGTCCTGGTAGGTGCTCTGGAGGTCTCTTGCGTCCACATAGAGCTCCCGGCGTTCCTCGTCGGAACTGCTGCGGAGATCCACCTCGACGATGACACGGGCGGCACCTTCGCCCTCGCCGGCGACGTAGGCGAAGTTCTTGCAGTCGGACTCGTCCCGGTCGTAGACGGCGTTCTTGACGTTGTAGAAGCTGTCCGAGAAGATGGCCCAGCTGTTCTCCGTCTGGTCGTCTGTTCTGTCCTTGCCCTTCCACACCTCAAACGTGAGGGAGTTGGTCAAGTAGTCATAGCGCAGCCGGTGGCTGAGCTCTTGGGTCTTTTCGACCTCGTAGAGCTTGTCGCCCAGCTTGGCGCCGGTGGCCGTGACTGTGACGCTCGTGCCGACGCCCTTCAACCCGCCCAGGACGACCTGGGGGATCTTCCGGTCGGCGTCGGTCGGGTTGATCACATAACAGTCCACCAGCTTCCGGCCGATGACCTCCGGAGTGCCGGAGAGGCTGACCTGAGTGTTGAGCACTCGGTTGTTCAGAAGTTCCTCGGAAAAATAGCCCTTGCAGTAGGCCGTCCGGGCGCCCTTGGCGTCCCTTGCGAAGTTGACCTCGCGGATCACGCCGAGCTCATCCCGGTCGTTCCGGTACAGATAGCGGCCGGAGTTCATCAGCGCGAAAAACTCGGCGGGAGTGTGCAGCTCGAACAGACCGGAGGCATAATACCGCCGGTCCCAGATGAGCGTATTGAACACGCTGAGGACGCCCAGCGTGTCGAAGTTCTGGTCGAGGATGATCAAATTCATGCGCTACACCCCCAGATACTTCGGAGTGTAGAACAGATTGACGTCCAGGTTGGTGTAGTTCCCATCCGCGTCGTACTCCAGATAGTTGTCGCCCACTTCCAGCTTGAAGGGCTCACTCCGGCGGTCGATGTGCTGGTAGTAGTTGACGCCGTTCAGAGTGATGACCTGGTGCCGGTCGTTGGTGTCGATGAGAAGCACGTCGCCGGTCTGCATCGTGACATTTACGCGCATGAACTGGCCCGTGCCGGTGTTCGTGATCTTAGGGTTGACCACGGTGCCCCTGGTAGCGATGAACTGGATCTGGACGCCCGTCGGGACGTCTCCGTCGTTGCTCAGCACGACCTCCTTCTTCAGCGTTCTGTAGCCGGCAGTGTTGCCGCCCAGGAGGAGGCCACGGGCTTCTGGCTTGTAGTCCAGCTTGCCCGTCTCCATCCTCTTGCTGAGAGAGATCCAGGGGAAAGCGAACAGCGGCGTGATGTTCGCCATGTTCTTGCCGAAGTTGTCCACATTGAGCATATAAGGGTCGGGACAGATCAGATCCACCAGGATCTTCAGTTTGTTGTCCATGTTCTTTGTGGCTGCGAAGGTCCAGCCCTCCAGCTCGTACTCGATGTTGCGGCTGACGCCCATGTTGGTGATGAGCGCCTTGCCGGTGTACTTCGGATTGAAAAACTTGATTACTTTCGCCCGGTTTTCCGGGTTGTTCTTGTTGCTTCTGAAGCTGGCCTCGATGTGGATCGGCCTCGGCTTGATTTTCTTGCCATCGACGGACGCCCCGTCCACCAGGGCGTTGTCTGATGTGCTGATCTCGATCTCGGAGGACTCCAGGCCGGACACGGCAGTGATGTCAATGTCCTCGCCCGGGCCCATTTTGAGGGTCTTGCCGTTGCAGGTCAGCTCGATGGTTAATGTGTTTACTGTCATTTCACACCTCCGACCATGTTCCGCAGAGCCTCGCGCTGTGTCTTGGCCACCTCGGAAGGAGTAGCCACGGGCACGTTGTAGGTGTTGCTCTGCTCCATGCGATTGTCATAGTAGACGGTAGTGCCGGCGCCCGCCATCCGCAGCCCCGCAGCGTGCGAAGCTCCGACGGAGAGCTGTCCGGCGCTTGCCGATATCTCGGCCCGCATGGCGCTGACGAGCTCGCCGGCCTTGGCTTCCATGTCTTTCAGCGTTGCGGGCATGGACTTGTCCAGGCCCTTGCCCACGCCAGGCATGATCCAGCGGCCGACCTCGTCCGCGAACTCTTTGGACGGGGAGTTGATGCCGAGGGCGTCCTTCGCAGCGTCCAGCAGGCTGCTGGCCAGGCTGCTGACCTTATTCGTCAGCCAGTTCCAGCCGGAGCTGATGCCGTTCCAGATGCCGCTGATGATGTTGCTGCCGATCTCCGCCATCTTACTCGGCAGACTTGCCAGGCCGTTGACGATGGAGTTGAACAGCTGGGTCGCTGCTGCTGCGCCCTTCTGAGCCAGCTGAGTGCCCCAGGTGACGACCTTCTGGGCTGCCTGGCTCAGATAGTCCCAGACCTTGCCGGGGAGCTGCTGGACGATGCTGCTGACCTTGCTGAGCATATTGCTCGCGGCGGTCGATGCGTTGGAGACCATCTGCTGGCCCCACTGCACGACCCTCGTCACGACGTTGACCAGGTGCGTCCACACCTGTCCCGGCAGCTGTCTCAGGACGTTGGAGATCTTGGCGCCCATGTCGGTGATGGCCTTCTGAGCCTTGGCTGCCATATCGGCGCCCCACTCCTGAAGGTCTGCCAGGATCTCAGAGAATACCTGAGCCACCTGATCGGGCAGAGTTGCCAGGCCGTTGATCAGGCCGTCCACAATGTAGCCGCCCTGCTCAGCCATGACCGTGCTCGGGCTATTGATGCCGAGGAAGTCCTTGATGCCGTTGAGGATATTGCTGCCCAGCTCACACGCTGCATCCCATACCTGAGAGGCTCCGTTGGCCAGGCCGGTCACGATGCCGTTGATGATCTCCGGCACGGCCTCTCCGATCTTGGCGATAATATCCGGCACGGCCTCCTTGATCTGGCCCCAGAGCTCTTTGGCGCTCTCCAGGACCTGCGGGCCGGCCGCGATGAGGCCGTCGATGATCGCCGTGATGATGTCGGGCAGAGCTGCGACCAGCTCGATGACGATAGCCGGGATGGCCTCGATCAGAGCCATCAGGAGCTCGATGCCGGCCGCCAGAATATCGGGCGCAGCGGCCACCAGAGTCGTCACGACGGACTCGATGATCTGCGGCAGGGCTGCGACCAGCGCGTCGATGATAACGGGCAGTGCGTCCACCAGCGCGAGCAGGAGCTCGATGCCAGCGTCAATGATCTGCGGGATAGAGGAGACCAGGAACTGCACGATGGCGCTGATGATCTCCGGCAGGGCGTCGATCAGCACGGGAAGCGCTGCAAGGATGCCGTCCGCCAGGCCCATGATCAGCTGGAGAGCGCAGTCCAGGATCGCCGGCAGCTGGTCGATCAGTGTGGTCACGGTGTAGGCGATCAGCTCGACGAGGGCCGGCAGTAATGTCGGCAGCATGGAGCTGATGCCGTTGACGATACCGGTGAAAATATCCACCAGGCAGCCCAGGAAAGAGCCCAGGCCGTCGCTGCTGATGAAGTCCGTGATGCCTTCGACGATTGTCTCGGCAGCAGCCACAAAGTCAAAGTTCTGCACGACGTCACGGAGCTGCTCCATGATACTCTTGCCGGCAGAAAGCACGGCAGGCACGATGGCAGAGACCAGATCCGGGATCTGCTCCACGATGGCACCAGCCAGAGCCGGCAGCGTCTCAGCGAAGCGCGGGATGAGTTCGCCCAAAACTCTGACGACGTTGTCGGCGGCTGTGGCGAAGGCGTCGGCCAGCTGGTCGGCGTCGCTCGATCCATTCATAAAGTTATCCCAGGCGGCCTTGGCGGAAGCCAGAGAGCCCTCCAGGGTCTCCGATGCCTCTTTCGCTGTCGTGCCGGTGATCCCCATCTCCTCCTGGATGACATGGATCGCCTGGTATACGTCGTTCAGGTTGTTGATGTCATACTTGACGCCCGTCAGCTCCTGAGCGTCGGCCAGCAGTCGCTCCATCTCGGTCTTCGTGCCGCCGTAGCCCAGCTTCAGGTTGTCCAGCATGGTGTAGTTCTGCTTTGCGAAGCCCTGATAGGCGTCCTGGATGCGGTCCATGGAGGTGCCCATCTTGTTCGCATTGTCGGCCATGTCGATGATGGCCATGTCCGCCACCTTGGCGGCTTCCTCAGTATTTCCGCTGAGGGACTGGAGCAGGGACGCCGAGAAACTCGTGACCGTGCTCATGTAATCGTTGGCAGACATTCCCGCCGTCTGGTAGGCTCTGTCCGCTGCGGCGATGACCGCGTCGGCAGTGTCACCGAACAGCGTCTCGACGCCGCCCACATTCTGTTCGAGAGCGCCCACGCTGTCGAGGGCTGTCTTCCCGAGGTTGACCAGGCTATCGACTGCCCTGGTCATCATCTGGCCGCTGAACACGCCCAGCGCCTGCTGGGCGATGTTCGCGACCTTGCCCATCCCCGACTGTAGACCGCCGGAGTCCAGGCTTGTATCAAATCTTAGGGTTCCATCTGATGCCATGACCGTACCTCGCTACCATTCAAAAGTGCGGCAGGGTTTCCGCCGTTCATAAGTAGTTTGTTAAGGTCACTTTCGAGCTGCTGTCGGTCAGCCGACTGAGGGAGCGCATAGACGCGCTTCATGTGCTCATAGTGCTGCCGTTGCTCCTTGGAGATCTTGGCCGGGATCTTCATCGTGCGGTAGCCGATGATCTTGACCAGCTGAGTGTCTTCCGGGAGCGATCTAAAGAGTGCTCGGAACTGCCACCAGTGGAGGGGATGCCGCGCCAGATCCAGACCGTAGGCCTGCATAAACGCGGAGTAAATATAGTCAGCGTCGTGCTCGTAGGAAAAAGGCGGATCTTCTTCGGCGGCTCCGGACTTTTCGCCCGTCGTCTCTGCGGGATCCGTGCCGCAGCGGTAAAACCAGACCAGCCTGCTGAGGGCCTCGTCGAGCACGTCATAGTCGAAGACGACGCCGGGGAAATACAGGTGCAGAGCGGTCTGGAGCTTCTCCAGGTCGTCCAGCCCTGGGTCTTGCAGTAGTTCCTCGAACAAAATGCCCGTGCGGAAGTCACTGCTGATCGGGACCTGCTGGCCTGCGATCTCGACCTGTTCCGGCAGTCCGTCGATCAATAAATTCAGTGCTTTTTACCCTTGCCGTGCTTCTGAGAGACGAACTGCGCGGTCTGCATATTACGGACGGCGTTCTGCTGGCGCTGGGTGTAGCGGTTGGTGAAGTCGTTGAGGGTCTTGCGTTCTCCCGCAGCCCACTCGCTCACCTTCTCGATGGCCTTCAGGTGCTCCATGACGTTCATCTTGCCGCCGAACAGCTTGGCCGCTGTGCCGGCGCCGAAGATCTCGTCGAAGCAGACATTGACCACCTCGCACTGTGCGCGGTAGTTGGCCGCAGCAGTCGGGAAGTTCTCGCGCTTTTTGGCCTGAGCCGTGTCGCGCATTTTGATCATGGACTGCTCGAACCTCTCCATGAAGTCCGCGTCCATCAGATCGCCTTCGAGTTTCACGTCGTTAATAATCAATTCCATTATTCTGTTGTCCTCCTCTGGTCGGTGCTATAAAAAGAGCACCAGCAGGCTGCACCGTTGCGCCTGCTGGTGCCTGGTCGCTCACTGCCCTCGCTGGGCCAGTAGTACGGAGCCAGTGTTTACTTGTTTACGCGACGGGGGTGTCGTACTTACCGGCGAAAGTGCCCGCCGTGAACTTCTTGCTCACGGTGTCAAACTTGCCCTGGATAGGATCGCCGACCGCGTGAAGCGTGCCGGAGACGCTGATCTTCTCGCCGCCTGCTCCGGAGTTGTCGCTGACCTCATTGGCCACAGTGAACAGGCGGGCGGTGAACTCGGCAGCGGCCTCAGTAGCCTCGCCGATGGGGTTGAACAGTTCGACGCGGACGTACTTCAGCTGGGCGTCAGTGCCGGTCGCATGGTCGCGGCCCATCTTCCAGAGCTTGTAGATCGCCTTCTGGGAAGGAATCAGGCGGGACTCATAGGAGAACTCCGTCTCGTAGCCGGTGATGTCGGTGGACGCGGTACTCTCGTTGATGTAGGTCTCGCTGTCGGTCTGTGCGTTGGGGCTCTCGTCCAGAGTGGTGAAGCCGGTGCCCATGAGCTCGTAGGTGCCGTCGATCTCGGCATAGTCCGCGATGGCATTGCGGAGCAGGGCAGCACGGCTCTCGTCAAAGAGCTGAAGGTTGATCTTTTTCATGTGCTTATGCCTCCTTGTGATAGATGAGTTCTAACTGGATCTGGTAGCGTGCATTCCTCATGGACTCGTCGAACATATAGCCAGACGAGAGCACGCTGAGCTGTTCCGGGTGCATACCTTCCGGCAGCTCCGGAAAATTGCCGGCAGCTTCCTGGGCTTCGACCCAGTTGGCGAAGTCCTCGTAAAAGGTGCTGTTGGCGATGTTCTGGAGCCGGTCCATGCTGTAATACTCCCGGCTGCCGAAGTTGAACTGGTAGCGCCGGTCAGAGCTGCCGTCGATGTATGTCTCGATGATCGGGTTGAAGATCCCCGTCTCGATGGTGTACTCCTGCGGCTCGTCTCCCAGGGCGTCCACGCGGAACACTCCGGCATTGAGGAGAGGGCAGTCCTTGAAGAAGTCAGCGACGCCCTCGATGATTGACTTGACCATGTCGGACCTCCTTTACTTGTTGACCAGCTTCAGGATCTGCGTCCTGTGTGCGGTTTTCATTCGCTCAAACCACATACCGCCACGCCTGGAGTCGTAGCTGCGGGTCGGGCTGGTGTTGTAATACTGCCGGCGGGCGTATGGTGCGATGTACTGCACCTCGCCGGAGCCGATGACGGTGCCCAGCGTGCCGGATCGCTCCAGGGCGCCGGTGCGTTTAGGAACCATCGGAGCGCAGAGCCTGAGCACTTCACTGTCGATGATCTCCTGCTTCTTGCTGAGCATTTCGTTCATTCTCGGGGCGCAGCCGGCGTTCCAGATCAGCTCGGCCTTGCCGTTCTTTCCCCGGATGATGGCGCCCCTGGGGTTGGTGATGGGCTTAAACGCCATTATTCGCCTCCGATCCGCCAGTGCTTCACGGCGGCCGAGCCCCTGATGGTGTTGTCCGCGTACTCCTTGACGTAGATCAGATGGCCGAGCGCCTCCATCTGCTTCTGATCGACCGGAGCCATCAGCTCGGTCGCCATAGGCAGCACATAGTCGCCGGTCTGGAGCGTCCACGCCTTGGCAGCCGCATCCTCGTCCAGCTGGCGGAACTTATCCGCCGGAACATAGACCCGGCCGTCCTGGATCTTCGCTCCCAGCGGAATCCTCAACTTGTAGGCGAGGCTCTGGGAGTGAGCTCCGTCCGTAGAGTGGCCGGAGCTCTTGTTCTCCAGGAAGGACGCGCTGCGGATGCAGGTCGGGAAGTAGACCTCGCGCCGATCAGCGCCCAGGCGTTTATTAAAGACTGTTATCGCAGTCTGCACATACATGGCGGCAGCCTCCCTTCAGGGATCGACTCAGCCATCCGGTCGGCAGCAGGTAGACGCGGGCCGCTTCGAGGATCTTCTTGCGGAGCAGCTCCTCAGCGGTCTGGCCGTCCTGGCCCTCTGTGATGTAGGTCACGGAGTAGCCGTCGTTGGTCTCGCTTTTCACACCTGCAGCCTGGTTGCCGTTTGCGCTGGCCTGGTTGTTGTGATAATGGACGACCTCCGCCGCAGCGCAGACCGCGAGCTTCACGCGGTTGTCCTCTTTGGCGAAGATGTCCCCGTTGATATAGGTCAGGTAGCCGATGACCGCCTCCGCCTTGGCCTCGACTTTGGAGAAGTCAGCCTCGGGGATCGTGTCCCCGAAGGTCTGCTTGTAAAAATCATAAGAGACGTACATCAGGCTGCACCTCCTTTACTTAGACGCTGGTGGGGGTCAGCACGGCGAACGGGAAGCGCTTCGCTTTTTCCTTGGCCATGGCGTTGACAGGGTTCGGGATCTCCCAGCCCAGACGCATGACAGCACGAAGGGCCACCATGTCGTTCTGCATCAGGTTGTAGGCGATGGTGCCGTCAGTGTTCTGCACGACGCCCTCAGTGAACAGCTTGAAGGTGATGTCCTGGCGGATGGAGTACACCAGCTGAGAGAAGTCGCCGGAGATCATGTGGGCCTTGGTCTTGTCGAAGGCGCCATTGCGAGGGAACTGGATGGCGGAGCCGTCCAGGGTATAGTTGCCAGCCTGCTGCATGGAGTTCAGGAACAGAGGACGCTCGTTGCCGTCCTTCAGGCCGCGCAGCTTAGCACGCATACCGATGTCGGCCACATGGCCGGACACGAAGTAGCCGGACTCCTCCACCTTGGAGATGATGCCGCCCTCGCCGAGTAGGTCGGTGTAAAGATCAGCAGAGATCTGCTTCACTGCGCCGGCAGTAGTAGCGGAAGGCACCAGACCCTCACGCCAGGTTGCAGGCTTGTCAGTGCCGAACAGGATGGCGGCGTCGATGACCTGGCCAAAAGCCTCCTGGATACGAGGACGGACCTCGCCCCAGATGTCGTAGTCAGCGTCGTCCAGAACTGCCTCGGGGATGGGAACGATGACCGCGATCTCCTCGGCGATGATGGTCTTCTTGTCCCATGCCTGTCTGGTGGTCTTCTTCTGACCGGTGTCGCCGTTCACGAAGTAGGCGATAGGCAGAGCATCCAGAACAGGGAGACGGGTCTGGGCTGCAGTCATATTGGCCAGACGGCGGCCCATGGAGAGGACAGCGGACTGAGCGATAGCGCCCTGGATGATTTCCGCAGCACGGTCCTCGGGGATCAGAGACTCGGCGCCAGATCTGTCAATGATCTGGGCGTCGGTCTCAAAAAGCTGAAGATTAAAATACTTTTTCATGTGGTTATTCCTCCATAATTTTGTTAGTTGCGGCCCGCTTTTCTGCGGATGGCAGCGTTGATGAAGTCGTTGCTGTTCTGGTTTCCAGAGCTGCCCGCACCGGAACTTTCCGTGCCGGTCTTCACGCGGTAGGACCCGCTGCCGCTGGTAGCAAAGCGGGGGTTTTCTTTCAGGAACTTGGTGGCGGCCTTCTCGAAGTCGAGCTTGCTGTCCTCTTTCATCAGGGCCGCGATCTTGAACATGACGTAGTCAGTGTCCTCGGCGCGGACGCCCTTCTGGGCGAGGGTCTGGCTGTTCTTCATCTGGGCCAGTTCTGCGAGCGCGTCATCGCGCTCTTTCGTGATGGCGTCCACATTGGGGCGCTGCTTCTCTCGGTTGGCCTTGAAGTCCTTGATCGCCTGGTTGATTTCCTCCTCGCTCATGCCCTGCTGCTTGAAGTAGGAGCTGAGAGCGGCCTTCTCGGCGCGTTCTGCACGAGCCTGGGCGATCTCCTCGGCCTGCTGGAAGCTGTAGCCTCCGGTGCCTCCATTATTCCCGGCATTTCCCTGGCTGCCGTTGCCGTTCCCAGCGTTTCCACCCTGGCCTCCGCCAGAGCCGCCCTCGCCGCCGTTGTCAAAGAGCTGAAGGTTAAAATGCTTTTTCATTGGGTCCTTCCTCCGTTTTTGTAATGTGTCGTGAACATTCCCGCCGGCTCAGAGCCCGGCGTCTGCTCATAATAAAAGCGCCTCGCGGCGCTCAAATTATCGTTATTTCTCCATAGCTGTCCCGGATGCCCTCCAGGCCCAGGACATAGGTGCGGACCAGCGCCAGGCCGATCTCATTCAGAGCCAGCCAGCTGATGACAGTGCCGCCAGGGCTGACGCGCTCCTGGATCTCGACGCCGGCCACCTCGCGCAGCCCTTCGATCAGCGTGAGGGTCAGCGCTGAGACGCCGGCGCAAATGATGTTGTGCCCTGGAGGCGCCCCAGGGAGCCGCTGTGCGTGCCCTGAGACGGTGATCCCGGTGTCCTTGACATTTATCTGGATCATTCGCTTTCCCTCCTCTGAGCGGCGTCCTGGTCAGCTCTGCGGCGCTTCTCGGCGCGTTCCTTGGCTTTCCGGATCTGCTCCGCCTGGTACTGTGCGTAGACCTGCGGGCTCGGGGAGATCCGGCCCTTGGTCCTGCCGGTGTAGATGCGCTCTGTCTGCTCCTCCAGGCCCATTGCCTTCGAGAAGCTGCGGTACTGCTCCAGCTGCGCCTGGTACTTGCACTGGGCGAGGGTGATGTCTTCCTTGTCTGCTCCTGCTGTTCGGAGGAGCTGCACCTGCTCACGCCGGGCCCTCATGGCCGTCTCCATCTGCCTCTGCTTCTGGGTGGCCTCGTAGGTGGTGTACTCTTTGCCACGGAAGCGGCGCGGAGTATTCTCTCGGGCGTTCTGTTCCTCCAGCCATTCGTCGGTGTAGAGCCGCTCGCTCACGCCGGGGATGAAGGGGTAGTAGGTGTGCCGGCAGTTCCAGCCCAGCAGGCCCGGACCGGTGCCCAGGCCGCACTTGGTCGTCAGCTGCTCCTTGGTGTAGACCTTGCCCTGCCATGCAGCGTGATCCGGACGAGCTCCGGCGTGCCATGTGACCTCGAAGTAGTTGGTCCCCAGCCGCTGGGCGTTCAGATCCGTGACGTGGCCGGTCAGCTGGCCGAAGCCAGTAAGCAGAGCACGACGGGCGGCCACATCCACACGATTGTGCCAGCCGCTGGCGTAGTCCACGCCGTAGTCGCTGCCGCCATCGCTGAAGGAGTGGTCGGTCCGGAGCCCGGAGGCTGTCATCTGGCCGACCATGCGGCGGACCAGTGTGTTGTAGCCGTAGGCGCCGCTGGTCATGCCGGTGATGGCGTCGTCCAGGTAGCCGTTGTAGACATCAGCCAGGGGCGTGAAGACTTTCCCGCCTCGGCCGTTGTCCAGCATGAAGCCGGTGCTCTTGGTGATGTTGTAGAGCTCCTCGCTGGACTGCCGCACCAGGGCGTCGGTCAGCTGCTGGAGCTCGGGGTTTTGCTCGTAGGGGATGAACTCCTTGCCGATCTGCTCGTAGAGGCTGCGGTCGCGGGTGTATTCCCGCTCGATGACCTCAGCGTAGAGCCGGCGGACTTCCTCCTCGTTTCCGTCCACGGCCTTCCGGATCAGGTCCTCGATGTCCTGGGTGCTGTTGCCCAGGATGATCAGGCGCTGGATCTGCCAGTCGGCTGAGTCGGTGATGGTGCCGGCCTTCCGGATCCGGCGGATGATGTCGTCCATGATCGACATCTCCAGATCGCGGAAGCGTTTCTCGACGCCGGCGGCCAGCTGGTCGTGGTAGCTCTGATCCATTACATCAGAACGCCAGCAGACTGATCAGGCAGCTTTGTGGCTGCGACTTCCTCAGTCTCGCCGTACCACTTGGCCCGGTACTCTGGCAGACCCATGACGCCCATGGAAACGTCCTTGCGGTCCTCCGCGCGTTCTGTCTGCTTGTCCTCGATGATGCTGTCGTCGAAGTCGATGACGATGCCGGTGTTCTCCACCAGGCCGGGCACGTTGGCAGTCTTGCCCAGGCGGATGATGATCCGGAGCAGGTCCACGAGGACGTCGTGCAGGATGATCTCATGCTTCTGGATGGTCCGATACATATCGGAGTTTTCGCTGATGACCTGGGTGGCTGTTGCGACCGCGCCGCGCTCGAAGCGGTAGTATTGCGTGCCAAAACCACACTTGAAAGAGAGCAGGTTCAGATCGTTGTTGATGGCCTGCTCGTGCTCCTGCACCCTGAGCGTCATGTTGCTCTCGTGGATGGCCTCCTTGGTGTCCTTGAAGTAGTCCTCCGGCAGCTTATAGAAGACGCTGTCCTCGGGATCGAATACCATGGAGCCGTCCGATGCGGTCAGCAGCTCCGGAGAGACGAAGACACGCTTGCGGCCCAGAGTGAACTCGTTGGCGTAGCTGTCGTACTCCAGGTCGATCTTGGCCAGGACGTCGAGGCTATTGGCGAAAAGCGCCACGCCCATCGGGTTCGTGTCGTCCTCGTCCACATTGTTCGCGATGTTCAGCTTGTCGATGACGACCTGAGGCGGGTCGCTGCCGGTCTCGACTCTGGCAGCCAGTCCCTCGAAGTGCGGGATCTTGTTCCACTCGTCGGGGGTCAGTTCACGGCCGGCGCCGCTGGAGCACTCCACGACGGTGTTCTCGATGACGTACTGATAGCCCAGATCCTCGCCGTTTTCATCCTTCCAGGGCTCCAGCTTGTGGTGCTGGAACTGCGCGTACTTCTTGCGCTTGTAGGTCTTAGGGAAGACGAAGATGCACTCCGTGATCCTGGAGTTCTCCCAGGCTGTGGGGTAGATGTTCTTGGCCACCACATAGTCCATTTTGACATCGGCGCTGATGACGCGGCCCTCGTCGTCCACTTCCATGTTGGTCAGATATGGCACATAGGCCACGGTGCCGCAGGCAGCCTTGCGCTCCTGGTACTCATTGCCCTGGACTGCAAAGTTGGCGGCCTCCAGCACCTTGTTCACGAACTTGGCCGTGGTGTCGTCCTGGATGGTGACGCGGACCCTCTCATTGAGCAGCAGATCGCTGATGTCCTCGCAGATCTTCTTGCCCATGCTGAGGCTCTTGCGCTGGCAGCGTGTGTACTGCCCGGCGCCATGATAGACGCGATACTGGTGGAACTTCTTGACGTTCGCCCTGTACCAACTGTCCCAGATGGCGATCTTGGTGTAGAAAGAGCTGTCGATGGTGTCGATGCCCTTCTTCTTGAAATACTCGAAAATGTTCATTTTATGCCTCCTTCCAGCTCCTCCTCTTTTTCCTTTACGGGTAGGTAGTGCTTTATTTTCGACCACATTCCCATGACCAGGTAGCGGATGGCGTCCATGCAGTGGTCGTCCACTGTGACTGGCACCTCGCGCCCCTTGTCGATGCTGTCCTTGTCGTATTCATAGAGACCGAACTCCCGGACCGCGTTCTCCTGATCCGGAGACACGGCCAGCATCTTGAAGGTCAGGAGCTTCTGCACCCGGGAGATGCCCAGGGCTACATCGTTCTCAGCGTCGCGGATCAGGACAGTGTAGCCGGTGCCTCTTGTGGCTCGTTTGATCTCCTCCATCAGACCGCGAGCCGATGGGTCAATGAAGGTATAAAAAGTGCTGCATGAGTAGGTCTCATGCAGCAGGTTCAAAAACTTGACGAAGTCCCCGGCATACTCGCTGGGGCTTTTCTGCGTTCCGGTCTCCCGGCCGCTGTGGTAGTATTCCGCCAGACCGTCCAGCTTGTGCTCGTACTCATTCAGGCCGGCCGCCTGGTAGGTCGTGGCGTTCTGCTGGCCATAGTCCACGCCGACGCCGATGATCCGGTAGTGGTCACGGCTCGGGCGCTGGATGGCAGCGTCGCCGAACATATAGTAGATGAGCTCGTCCACGCCGATGGAAAGCCCCAGCCAGAGCCAGCGCCACTGGCGCTCGTCCAGCTCCCGGAGGATCTCGGCCGACTCGATCAGTTTCTTGCCCAGCCAGGCCTCGGGCACGTCCCGATAGTCCACATGGACATGGATGCAGTCCGGGCGCTTCTCCATCTTCCGGCACCAGACCACCACGGGAGCGTTGGGGTTTTTCGGCGGGTTGTAGAGGTAGAGCATCTGGAAGCCCTCGGCGTTGCCTCTGATGAAGGTCGCCTCGATGTTCTGGAGCTCGTCCTCGCCTTCGCCGTCAGTGAAGAACTCGCTGACCTCATCCAGCAGCACGATCTTGATGGGCTTGCTCTCGTCGATGATGCCCTTGGTGTCGTCAATGCTGTCGGATCCGGTGAAGTAGATGGTGTTGCCGTTTGGCTTGTATGTGATTTCCATGGGGCTGACCGTGATCTTGAACAGGCTCTCCGGCAGCCCCAGGCGCTTGATGGCTCGCTTGATCTCCTTGTAGACCGTTTTCCGGAGCTTGTTGTGGCACTTCCGGATGACCACGGCGGAGCAGTCCTCCTCGCTGACGATCTTATACACGACCTCGATGGCAGCCTCTGAGGACTTGGTGCCGGCTCGCCCGGAGGTCAGGATCTTGTGCGTGTGCTCCCGGTCATTGAAGGCCGGCCAGAACTTCGGGATGATCAGGTCACTGATGCGGGTCGTGCGTGTCATTGATGATCACCACCTTCCCGGCGTCGTCGGAGCCGTCATTCAGCTTAGCCTTCAGCAGCTGAAGGCGGGCTTTCTGCTCCTCTGTGGCTGCGTCCCAGTCCTTGTGCAGCATCTCGTCGTATTGCTTGATCAGACCACGGAGCTCGCTCTGAGCGCGTGCCTGGGCCTTCATAAAGTTGGCCTGCTTGTCCCAGGCCTGCTGGACTTCCCACTTCTCACCCCATGACTCGGCGCCGCTGCGGTCCTCAATCTTCTCGATGGTCTTGTCCTCGGCGTCTTTTACATAGGCGATTTTCTGGGCCCGGATGATGGCCGCGTAAGCCAGCTGGATCTGAGTCCAGAGAAGATCCAGGGGAGAGGAGTCGGCTGTGAGATGCAGCAGCTCCAGCGTCTCCCCCGGCAGGTACTTGGACAGGAAGCCGAACTTCTCGGCGTTCTTATTCCCAGGAGGGCCTGTGGCGTTTTTGTTGCCAGGCTGGCCGCCACGTTTGCGAGCGTTCGGTTTTTTCTGTTCCGAGCGTTCGCGCTTTTTGCCGTCCCAGTCATAGGTGCATTTCCAGCGCCGGACTGTTCCCTCGGGTACTTCCAGGCGCCGGGATATTTCAATAAGTTTGACGCCCTGCCGATACAATGCAAGGGCCTCGTCAACCTTCGAGTTCCTTGCCTTCGGCATAGTCTCGTCGCCTCCCTGTTATTCGTCGTTTCGGTAAACGGAAAAGAGCAGGCCCTCTCGGTCCTGCTCTCGCTCGTCCACGATGCCATTATAGCACGGATCTTTTTGCAATGTTCGCTGACTTTCTAAAAATCATTCAGGAGCTCGTCCTCGGCTTCCTGGATGCGCTTCTCAGCGGTCTCGAAGTATTGGTCGGACAGTTCCATCCCGATGAAGCTCCGGCCGGTTTTAACGGCTGCCACGCCGGTGCTGCCGGATCCCATGAAAGCGTCCAGGACAGTGCCGCCCGGGGGGCAGATGGCCAGAAGGCTCTCCAGCAGCTCCACGGGCTTCTCGGTCTGATGGAAGCGCTGCTTCGGCGCCACTATGGGGACGTGGTAGACGCCCGGCATGGCCTTGGTGCCTTTGGCAGCCTTCCAGTCAATAGGCAGGTCGCCGTTGGAGCACCAGACCACGAACTCGCAGTCGTTCCGGAAGCGCCCCGGCTGGTTTCTGCTGATGCCTTTGTCCCATACGACGACGCCCCTCCACACCCAGCCGGCCATCTGCACGGCGTCCGTCATCGCCGGGAGGTTTCTCCAGTCCACGAACATCTCCAGGATCCCCCCCTCCCTCGTCTTTTGCCTCAGCTCGCTGCACACCCATCGCATGAAGGCCGTGAAGCTCCGCTGGTCCATGTTGTCACCGGAGAAGGCCGGGAGCCTGGCGGCCCCATTGAAGTCGTTGTCGGTGTACTTGGCCGTTGTGCTGGCCTTGCGGTCTCCGGCATGGGTTCCGCCGGATGAGTAGGGAGGATCGCAGAGGATCAAGTCCACGCTGCCGGGCTCCACCTCTTTCAGCATCGCCAGGCAGTCACCGTGAAACAGTCGTATCATCCCAGCACCTCCCCCAGATGGACGACGCCCCTCTTGCGGAAGTCATAGGCCCGTCTGACGCTGTAGTTGATGGCGTCGGCCGCTTGCGTCATCGGCGCCCGTGCTATGTAGAACTCGGTCAGCACGGTCTTCTCGTTGTCGTCCTCCAGCTTCTCGATGGCGTCGCTGATCACTATGACCAGGGAGGCCTTCTCACGCCGGAGCTGCTCGATCTCCCGGCCCAGCTCGTCCACTCTGGCTATGACGTCGGCCATCTTGTCGGTCGGGGCGCTCTGCACTTTTTCACGGTCGTAGCGGATGGCGCCGGGCAGCAGGCAGGCTCTCAGCTCGTCCCGCTGGGTCTCTTTCCGTCTGATGATGATCTCCTTGCGGCGGATCTGCATCAGGAAGTCATAGGTCTCGTTCAATGTCATGGCAGCGCCCTCCTTTCAGTGCCTCATAGGTGACGACAATCTTGTCGGTGCCCAGGGCGAAGCCCAGCTCACGATTGGCGCCTCTCGACTCCTCCCAGTCAGGCAGCTGCACCAGGTAGTCTGCCCGCTCCAGAAGGGCCAGGTCTATCTGCATGATGGCCTCATAACTCAGCTGGTCGGTCGGGATGACCTGGCAGATCTCGGCTGGGTTGATTATGTGATAGCCCAGAGCCCGCAGCTCGTCCGCTGCGTCTCCGAACTCTTGGCGGTAGTTTGGGTGGCCCGTGATCGGGCCGCTTAAATAGCCGATCATCTGAAGGTCCTCCCGGTCTTTTTGTGTTTTAATGTGATGCGGCCGACGATCTCGAAGCCGGCCATGTCGGCCAGCAGGCGGAAGGTGTGGATCAGGTCCTTGTTCTTGCGCTCGGCCTCGTTTTCTTCTTGTATGATGTTTTTGGTTCCGTGGTAGGCTGTCAGATCGAGATAGCCTTCCTCGTTTCTTCTTGGGTCGCTCATTGCGTTCTCCTTTCTTTCAGTGCTGCCATCAGAGCCGCCTGGCTCGTGTCCTTGGCCTCCAGGGCGTCCATGACCTGCTCGTCCACGGTGCCCTCGGCGATCAGGTGGTGGATGATCACCGGCTTCTCCTGCCCCTGCCGGTAGAGGCGGGCGTTGGCCTGCTGGTAAAGCTCCAGGCTCCAGGTGAGACCGTACCACACGATCACATGGCCACCCTCCTGAAGATTTAGGCCATAGCCCACACTGGCCGGATGCGCCAGGAGCACTTGAACGTTGCCGGCGTTCCATTCTGCGATGTCCTCCGGGCCGTCCAGCGTCCTGGCCTCCGGGATTGCTGCCCGGATGGCGTCCAGGTCGTGCTTGTAGCTGTAAAATACCAGGACGGGGCTGTCGGTGGTGTCGATGATCTCCAGCAGCGCCTCCAGCTTTGCATCATGCAGCCGGACGACGTTGCCCTCGTGGGAGTAGACGCTGCCGTTGGCAATTTGCAGGAGCTTCGTCATCACGGCGGCCGCGTTCAGGGCGACCACATCCTCGTCATCGATGTGAAGCAGCTGCTCGGCCTCCATGGTCTTGTACTGCTTCATCTCCTGGGGGCTCAGCTTGACCGGAATCCGGTTGTCGATCCGCTTCGGCAGCTTCAGGTAGTCGGCGGCGCTCATGCTGATGCAGATGTCGCTGATGGCTGTCTCGATCTTCTCCCTGGCTCCCCGAAGGGGTTCCCACTTGAAGACGATGTAGCCGTTCCGGGCTCCCGGCCGGAAGTATTTCTCGCGGTAGGCGCCCAGAGTAGGGCCCAGCCGTTCGCCACGATCCAGCAGATACATCTCGGCCCAGAGATCCATGAGGCCGTTGGCCGAAGGGGTGCCGGTCAGACCGACGACCCTGCTCACCCTCGGCATGACCTTCCGGAGTGCCCGGAAGCGTTTGGCCTGGGGGTTTTTGAAGCTGGAGAGCTCGTCGATCACGATCATGTCGAAGGGCCAGCCGGTCTTCAGCTTCTGGTAGAGATCCACCAGCCAGACCACGTTGTCACGGCCGATGACGTAGATGTCGGCGTCCGTGGCCAGAGCCCGGCGCCGCTGCTCCGGCGATCCCAGCACCTTGCTGACACGAAGGTGGCGGAGGTGGTCCCACTTGGCATGCTCTCGTGTCCAGGTGTCCTCGGCCACTCGCTTCGGCGCGATTACCAGGATGCGATCCACCTCGAACATCTCGTTGATCAGGATGTCGATGGCGGTCATGGTGATGACGGTCTTGCTAACCGAGGCCCATCTCCAGGAACAGGCCGAAGCGCTTATTGTTGACGATCCTGTCTATCGCCTTCTGCTGATATTCGTGTGGGATGAACTTCATCGGGCACCACCTCCTTGTCGTTTTCTTTGTGCCACCTGGCGTGCTCGGCTTGGCTGCTGAACACGCGAAGGTTTTCAGGTCTGTTGTCTCTTTTGTCGCCGTTGATGTGGTGGACGACTTCACCGGGGAGCAGCGGGCGGCCCAGGATCTGCTCGGCCACGATCCGGTGCGTGTGCCTGCCGTTGGTTTTCCGGTAGCTGTCGGTCTGGCCGGTGTTCAGACGGCTCAGCGCCAGCTTCTGCCGGACCTCTTTGGTCATCCGGGTCGGGTTGAGTTCTGCGTTCATCTTTGCCATGTGGCACTGGCGACTGCAGAAGTGCTCCTGGGATCTGGCCCATTGGCTCGGCGGCATACTTATGGGAGCGCCGCAGTGGTCGCAATTTCCATATACCGGCATTATCCGATCACCTCCCGGATCCAGGCCCGCGCCTCCTGCTTGCCGGTGATCAGTGCCACGTTGCAGCCCATCTTCCGCAGTTGTTCCATCTGCCACTTTTGGATGGCCGTTGGCTTTTCGCCCTCGCGCTTCAGCTCTACAAACCATACCCGGCCACCCGGTAAAACAGCGATCCGGTCAGGCACGCCGTCGTTCCCGGGGCTTGTGAACTTCATAAACTTGCCGCCCATTTTCTCGACCTGCCTCCGCAGGCCGCTTTCAATATCTCGTTCTCGTTTTTCCATGAGGGTCCTCCTATTGGAACGAGGCCCCGAATTTTTCCTATAATGCGCGTATGTGTCCTCGCGGGGGCCTGTTTTCATGTGTGTAGGGGTTATTTTTAATAATCTATATAAAAAGCTTGTTACCTCGTTACCATTTGCCCGTTCTCCCTTGCGGTTGCTGGGTTTTAGGTGGTAACGATTGAGGGAACAGACGGCGGAACAACGTCCGCCCGTTACCCTCTGCCCGTCGTCCGAGTGGTAACGAGGAACAACAGCTGCCAGGGGCCTTCGTTACTCGTTACCACTCCGGACGAACACGCGCTGCTTGCCGTATGCTTTGCTTCGCATGGTGGCATTTGCGGGCCTTTCCCAGCCCGGGATCCTCGCCATGATGGCCACGATCTCGTCGCCGTCCTTGCGGGTCCAGTAGTGCTTGGCCCTTCCGAAGCACTCGCAGAAGATCTCCATCACGCTGACCTTGGTCCTCTGCACGGTGCCCGTCTGCTTTGTGGCGTCCAGGACGTCACGCTGCTGGAAGTAGTCCACGCGCTGCATCAGATCCCAGTCCTCCCAGTCTGCCGGCAGCAGGGTCTCCAGGTAGTCGATGACGTCGCCCTCGCGCTCGTCGTACATGAGCGCTGCCTGCTGGGCCTTGGTCGCTTCCAGCTCCATCGCGGCGTCCAGGTAGGACGTCTCGCCCTCGGCCACGTAGACCATGGCCTCAGCCCAGATCTGGGCGCGGGTCTCCTCGGTCATCTCCCAGACGCTGAGGGGGCCGCCTCCGTTGACGGTGACGGGCCAGAAGCGCCGGTTGCCGGTGGTGTCTCTCAGGAAGCCGCCGGCGCTGTTGGTG